AATTAAGATGGACGCATTTTCGGTGGATGCGCTGGAAATCAGTTCAAGTATAGAACTCTGCATAAAACGCTGGAAGCTGGTGAGAACCCCTATGTTTCTGCTCTTCTAAGTCTTTTGGCGCATAGCAATCGTCTACGTATCTACATGGTATATCTTTTAACTGCATAGGTACACCCATTGTTCTTAACTGTTGTTGCTGTTTCATATACATGGTAAGTATAAGAACACTCATAAAGCCTATACAACATAGCAATAAAGTAATCATTCTCTGCGCTTTATCTGTCTCTTCACCCATAGGTAATCTTCTCTTATGGCGTATATTCTGCATCTCACACCACTGTGCATATGTAATCAGTTCTTCATTGTTCTCTTCTAGCATAAAGAGATGGTCATGATAGTCTTTTCTATGAAGATGTTTCATGCTGATGCCATTTGTCCTCTATATACTCTTTATTGTTTCGTATATATTCCGAAAATGTGTATAGGGTATCGTTGAAGTTTTGTCTTTCTTCGCAATTCTCCAGGAAGAGTTGATACATGAAGTTTTCTTTTGCTTCTTCCGTTTGGCGTTTTAGCCGTGTTCTTCTGCTCAATGTTCTATGCTCCGATAGTAGGAATGACGTTCAATGTCTGATTCCTCTGTTGCGATTCCATATTGTATTTCGATGATATGGCATGGCACAGGTGTCTCATTGTATATCTGATGCCATGTTCCTGCTTCCACTGTAAAACTCTCTTCTGCTTGGATTGTTTTCACCACAGAATTCTGAGTATCTGGGTCTTCTACAAGAGCATTTATATCATATGTAGGTACGGAAACTCGGACTTTGCACGATCCTTTGCTGACAAACCACTGTTCTGAGCGTTTAAAATGGCGCTGATAACTGATTCCTTTGTACGGTTGAATGACTAACTCTTTGACTTTGACGGAATCGTCTTGCCATAATACGGAATAATGACCCCATTCTCTCGGTGTTGTCACCAAACTTGCAGTGTTATTGAGATAATTGGTGAGAATCTGGGTGCTGGATTCCGTCTTTTCTCCGCCTACGTTGAATGAATACTCCACACCAGCGATACCGCCTTCTGGTATATTGGCTTCTGTGCGATCTCCGCCGTTGCAGAATATGATGGTTTCTTTGCATAGCTTTTCTCCTACCAGGTCTTCTAGCCCTTTTCGTGCTGATCCATCGCTATCGTCATGTGCGAATACGCGAGGGTTGCAACTAAGGCTCTCGAGGATGGCTTTGCGTTCTGCGAATGGTTGGAAAGCGGTGCCCTTCTTCCGTATGAGCCATTCGTCTGAGTTGAGAAGAACCACTAATTCGTGCCCTAGTTCTGATGCGCTCTCTAGGTAGTCTATATGCCCGCTGTGGAGAGGGTCAAATCCACCTGACACCACTGCGATTCTGTACTCATTTCGATTCATGTTCATATACCTCACTGTCGATCATACCATATGTGATATGCTTTCTTCCACGTTTCATTACCAAATTGCACCCATCAAATGACACCAGCTTCTCTTTGGTGTTCTTCAGGAGCCATTCACGAAAATCCGTAAGACTGTTGTGGCGCGTCTTTCTCACTTCGAATGTTGATACGTTTTTTCCAGCCATGGTTATCTCTTCTATCGTTCTATGACACCCGATACAGGTGTCCATGTCATCCAATTTACAAATGCCTATACACCTTCTTGAGGTGGACTTCTCTAGTTCAAGGCTACTGATCTTTGCGGCTCTGTCTAAATTTACGAACCGTACCATTGTAATAGAGCATCTTGTACCATGGCGTGTTTCTTGCCATCTTTGGTATGGTGTACTCCCAACCCTGTCCTTCTGGGTCTATCCATATCACATGATGTCCGAACCATCTCTGTGAGTTGTACCATCTCGCTGTACCACCTCGGGTAATCAGTTGTTCCAGTGTCCAGAAATAACAATTACTTTTGTCTGTAAATAGCCGAGCGGGCCATGACCAGAAAAAAATAACCATTAGTGTTGTAGTAAAGGCTACCCTGAGTATTTTCTCCATGCGCTGATACAGTTCTCCTTAGATATGTGGTATATAGCTGGTGTTGTTTTCGGTATATTGCGTAAAGAAATATTGATATAGATGTTCGTGCCATTTCGCTGAAAAGTGTTTCAAGTCTCTAGCCTTACCAGCAGTTTCCATACTGATAGATTCTGGCACCTGGTACGCGGATGCTACAAGAAACCTAGCATTGTGATTGAGTGATAGACCCTTCAATGCCCATAGATTTTTTGCAGTGTTTACCATTTCTTCTTGTGGTGTGATAAAGATTTCTTCCACAAGCTGATGGTAATTTGTGGCAATGTTACTCCTGACTCCGTACTGTAACCATGCATTACCTTCGTCTATCATATCATCGTTTATAGATGGTGGTTTCCACAACTCTCTTCTCAGCCCAGGTGGCAAGAGTAAGCATATCAGTTTTGGTCTCAGTAGTGGTGCCCAAGCCATGGCTGTACGGACACAAGCATCTAACGAACCACCTGGCTGTCCAAAATTTATACAAGTTAATGTATTATGCGTTTGATCAAGGGACTGTTGAAATTGATACGGTATGGTGTGCTTCTCATGAATACCTACACCAAACATATTACTGCACCCTAGAAAGAATGCACACTTATGGTCGATTCGAGTAGGTATGATATGGTCGTTTCTATAACCATTTTTATTGATTCTATATAAGATTTCTTTTGGTTCGTCTTTGGTCCCAGATTTGATCCAACCACTTTCTTGAAGTTTCTTCAAGTTGTGTTTTACATTGTGGTCCCAGTTCTCTTGGGTGTCACTAGGAAACCATTGTCTAATTTCTGGTCCTTTCTTCTGTGCGCCATCTGAGGAGCTGTTTAGAAAGATGTCATCCGATAACTTACTCACTTAGCTTTCTCTACTTACTTTTCTCAACCAGCTTTCATAGTTCCACGGTCCTTTGTCGACCATCTCATTGACTTCATCTTCGCCCAATTTGCTTTTGAAAAACTCTTTCATGAGATTCATACCGACTACACCGCCTACATTTAAACCATATGCTTTTCCAGATGCATATGAACAGATAATTCCCACGGCAAAAACCGTAAGATATAGCAGGTCTTTACCTGCAATTAAACTTTCAACCATTTATTTATTACTCCGTAATTAGGGTGTAAATTTCTTCCCAATTTTTGACTACTTGGATCTCTTCTGGAATCTCCATTTGCATATTGTGCGTGTGTTCTACCAGAATAGAGTTGTACCCAAGATTGTTTCCAACAATCGCATTGGCTGGCTTGTCTTCTACCCACCAGCATCCTTCGTATTTATTAGAGAGTTCCATCAAGATTTCATCTTTGTCATCACCACACCCTAGGATGTGATACTCTGCAAAGGTGTGTTCTCCAAATAGCTTTTTTAAGTTGCTGATTCTTAACTTCTGAGCAAACGGATCGCTACTCATACTGGTAACCGCAATAAACTGGTACCCGTGCTTTTCTGCAAGCATTTTGATATACCACTGGGCATCTCTCAGAGGAGGTAAAAACCCCATAGCGGCACTAGCATTGAATTCTGCGACCAGTCTCTTACCAGTCTCTCTGTCAAGTCCATACCACTCGTTGACGTTGTAGAGTTCTTTGTAGTTCTCTACAGCAGGCTCCAACGTTCTGTGGTGCATCCACATGAAGAATGCTTGTTCCCAATCGAGGCATACTCCGTCACAGTCGACCAGTATGTACTTCTCCCTATTAGGCGTACTTTGCATATCCCGTTCCTCCAAGTTTTACTTCAGCCAATTCAAGGCAATACTTGTCGCATTCTCGCTTGAGCGACACATATTCTTGGATAGAAATATCTGGACTTTTCATTGCTTTGTTTAATTTGGTAATAATTACCTCAAGTGTTTCTCTGTTTCTCATTACAAACTCCAATTTAATAACATATTATAGCAGGATTTAGGCTTTTGTCAAGCACTTTCTTGCTGAAACCAAGTGGGTACATCACGCTTTTTCCACAATGCAAACCCAGACTTCTCACCAATGTAGTAGTTGCGATATGCCTCAATGGAATCATCTGATTTGTACTGATCTGGCATTGCTGGTGTGGGTTGAGTAAACCCTATGTCTGGTATGTTGGTAGGCGAGTCTCGTAGGACGTGTACCATTTTAGCACAACCATGAATCTTGCCATAGCGGTAGGTGTACTCGTCAAGGGTAGCGAGGAACAACTGGTACAGCCAGTCATAGTTCTGCTTTGATGCTCGACACCAGATATTGGATGGATGGTTCACGTGGGATGCTTTGTACAGGATGTCATCTCGACTGGCATCCGGGTGGCGCCATCGCTTGATCTTGCGACCAATTGCATTCTTGTCATACCATTCAACACCGTCAAGTACTCGGTGTGCGGTAGATAGCAGTTGTGAATACTCGACAGCCATCTTGACCACGTGCTTGTCTACGTGGTACTCTGCGGCGAGTGTTGGGTTTTCATGTAAATAAAATACGTTCAATTATACCTCCATATAGTTATACTCTGAATGAGTGCCATTCTTAATAGCAGTATACTCTTCTTCGCCAAAAAAGTCAAGTGCTGATTTACCATCTTGAAATGAAATTGACCTACCATAGGAGTTACTGACTACAGAACCAGAACACTCGGACACGGAATTTATAAATTCCTCATCCACATTGACGGTCTCACCAGCATCACGGAAAATGATACCTTGGTAATTAAAACCATCATCTAAAAGAATTGTATGGGACACCTTACCGCCATATTGTACGCGGCTATTTACCACAACACCTGAAACTGGTTGATCACCATCCAGGTACCCTGCGGTGACTTGCATACCCTGCAAGTTCCAACCATACTTATTGTATATTTCCATCATGCGGCTGCCCTCAGTTCGCTAAGATACTCACAAGCCTCTGCCCATGGCAGTATCTTGCCGTTGGTAAATTCTAGTGAACATTCAAAATCTTTCTGCTCACCATTGACTAGTTTCCACGCGGAATACTTTTTAGCAACTTCTGGTGCTAGGTGATTGTACTCACCATTCACTTGGGTCTGAAGTGCTAACCACGCATCGGACATAACATCTGGTCCAATATGAATTGCAGACTCCCATGGATCCATAGTGACCGCTTCACAATCGTCCAGCAGGTCAGAACCAATTACATACTCCAGGAAATAGTTGGAGTTGGAAGTGATTGCTTGAGTAGCCGCGTCCCAGAAATCTGAGTCGACCGCTTGCTCAACGGACACCATATCGATGATATAGGTATTACCACCTTTCATCTTCCAACCTTGAGGACAAGAACCCTTACCGTCCCAGTCATGGGCACCGTAGTTTTCTTCGATTTGGGTATAGATAGCGATTTTCATAGATTACTCCGCAGAAAGACCTTTCCAGTTGTCGGATGAACAATTCTTGATTGCTTCATAGTACATAGCATTGGCATCATCGTTACTAGCGAAACCATACTCACTAGCAAAGTCCATTGATGAAGAAGCCATTACTTGGTCAGAAAGTCCATTCTCAGAAATGATTTCTTGACATTCAGCGGCAGTCTTACCGTAACCAACTTCACACCAGATTGCATCACCGGCTTCACCAAAGAACTGAAGTCCACCGTTATTCGCACTTACATAATCTATTAACATTTGATATCCTCTCTCATTTACAAGTATATTATGCACCATTCCTGGGTAAAAGTCAACCCTTTTTTGCATATAAATAGAAGAAAATTGATAATATTTTACAGGATAGCTACATTATGCCCCGTTCCACTCGTTTCTTTCTCTTCCAGCACCGAAAAGAGTTCTGGATAGTTGATGAAGACTCACTCCAGCAAGTACCTAAACCAAGAGAGATGATCATTAAGAAATCATCTGTTGAGGATATACGTGATTATGTAATCACACTGAATACTGCCAACTTGCCAATAGTAGATAAGTGTCGTGACCGCACCGCTTGGCACACACCAGAAGGTAGAGAGAGAATTAGGCAAGCCAAGTTGGGAGATAATCACCCAGCCACAAGTGGGTTGAAAGAGGATCATAAAAAGAAAATATCTGCGACTATGACTGGCACCAGAGGTGGTGAATTTAACCCTATGTATGGTCGTAAGCATACGAAAGATACCATCAACAAAATTAGAATGAAGGCTTTTCAGAGACCCAAAAGAAAATGGTGCGTTGAACCGAATGGCAAGAGGCACCTTGTATTGTTAGAATTTAAATTACCAGATGGTTGGCAATGGGGTAGATTTTATGATCCTTACAAACCTATGGTTCAAGAGGGGTAAATGTTACCCTATCAGTACCTAACCCACCAGATACACCATCCATATTTTGTTCCTGTAAGGTCATCTGCACATTCCTTGGACCAACTTCTTGTAACGCACTGAGAAGATCAGAATAGTGTGCCACTTGCCCCAATTCAGTTTCAAGTGTAGCCATAATGTCTGGATGTTCTGCAACCGCGGCTGGTCTTTCTAAAATTAAAAGCGCATTTAAAACGTGCTTTTGTTTTGCTCCTTCAAAATAAGCCCTTGCGGCTTTAACCATCTCAGTCTTCATTACTTCTCCTTTTTTGCTTTAGATTTCCGTTTTGCTTTCGGTTTGTTGTATTCGGTAATACCCAATGTAGGTAACATCTTTTCCAGTGTTGGATAGATGTCTAGAAGTTTACCATCTTTTACAGCAGTAAGCACTTTAGCTTCTGCATGATGTAATCCCTCTAGTATTTGTACCCATACACTTTCACGCTTTGCTTGGCTGATGTTGTGAATTGGTGCGTTTGGGTTTATGAAACCAGAAATTCTACGCCATTCAAGATTGATGGTAGTGTTACCCATACCTTCTGGAATATCTTCTTTGATTTTTACGGTGGCTGGCATACCTTCTGGTATACCGAAGTCTACTTTTTCTGCTCCGACACCAATTCTAACAACTGGTACAAGGCACTGTGTTGAACTTGCCCAATCTTTTAATCTACCGACTTGATCATCAACGGACTTTGCTTCAAGTACCCATGTCAAACCTTCGTCAACTTGTCTAAATTTCTTCATATCAACTCCACTATTTTATATTAACAATACTATTTAGTCATCATGGTAATCATCGTATTTTATAATCCACCAAACTATAAACATTGCACCAAAAAAGATGTATGCACCTATTTGAATATAATCCATACTAAAAGTCCTGTATGACATTCATCATGCCAGTTAATTGGTATTTGACGAAATAGTTAAACATATCACCACGCCCTTGTCCGAGTTGTGACTCGTAACTGTCAACTATCTCTTCACAGATAGCTGTAGGAGTCATGGAGAGATCGACCAGTGCTTTGTTTCTGGTGTACCCATGTGCCATATCACCCGTAATCCACTCTTCGGGTGCTTTTGCTTTCCACTCTGCTAATAGAGTTTTACGAATAGGTCGCTGTCGCTTGCCTTCTACAAAACAATCATCATCGCTCAGTATATTAGGCACACCATCACCCTTGTCACCTGTAATGATGTGTTCCATTATAACATGGTCAGCAGGTTCAGTAATTTTGATCAGTCGCTTCTTACCAGGTGAGTATTGTGATACATTGCTGTACTTCTGTAATTGGTTGAAGTCATGGTCACCAGATATAATCATAAATGGCTGTGGTTCTTGAAACAGAGGGTGGTCAGTTAAGTCATTAGTCTGACTATAGGTAGCCAGAGCACCAATCACATCATCTGCCTCTGCACCATGTACATTGATTACAGGGTAAGGCATGAATTCATCAATCTCATCTCGCACCGCATTGAGTGCTTCAAAGATAGAGTTCCAATCTAGTCCACTTGCATCTCTGCCTTTCTTACGACCAGCTTTGTACTGCGGAAAGATTTCTCTGCGCCAGTAGTGCCTGTTGTCACAAGCGATTACAAGTTCACCATACTCTTCACCAAACTTGGCTCTATAAGAGCGTAGGGTATTGAGAATCATATGGCGAATGAGAGGTACATTTACCTCAATGGATGAGTCTTTACGGTGATTGATCTCAGCCATAAAGTTACTGATTGCAGTTTGGGAATAGTCTACAACAATCATACTAATTCCTCCTCAAGTCTTGCCATGTGTTCAGCATAAGCATCTTCACCCTGCCATGTCACACCAAGGTCTGGATAGAATATACCCTTAGTTCTTTTTGGTGTACCATCTGGGTTGTATGCCATAGCGATACATGATTGTTTAATTTTCATTGAACGGTGTTCACCATAGAACATATCGTTCCATACACTACTACGAATATATTGTTCCATAGACCGGATGTACCCTTCAAGAGATGCAACTTTTGCAATGCCACCTTTGGCACCAGTTCGCTCTTCTTGTTTAGCACCCTGCAACTTCTCTTTGTTGGACTTAATCCACTCTCGCACTTTTACGAGTGACAACGGATCATCATCCGGCTTTGCTAATACATCTGGGTGAATACTGGTATTCTTTGGAGGGTTTTTCTTTGCTCTTGCTTCTCTAGCTTTAGCAAGTCTAGCAGATGCCGCGGCTTTCTGCTCTTCGGTCATCGGTTTACGTTTCTTACGTATTTTCTTTGGTTCTTTACGAAACTCTTCGTATTTGATCTTTGGTTTTGCTTTTGCCATGATAGGACTCCTGTTTATATATTGTAATATTATATATTAACAGGAATCCTACCAAATGTCAACCTCTTTTATTCAAAAGATTTGATGCTGTCAAGCCTCATGGCTCTCCAGTCTTTCTTGTCCGTATCGAAAACGGTCAAAGTTGATGCGTTTCTCTGCGTGGCAGATACTTGCTCTCCGTATACTTTGTTAAGCACGGCAGGGTCAAGTGTCGCATTCATCACTCGCTCACTTCCATCCACTTTCGTGAATGTGATCTTTTTGGTGCCAGATTGCAACTGGCTAATATAAGTTTCTTTTGTCATAATATCTCCTATCCGATACATACGCGACTACGTAAGTCGCTGGTTGAAAAGCGGTGATCCCGCTTATTAAAATACAGGGCGATGTCTCGCGCTTTGCAAATATCTTTCCCTGTAAAGTCCTTCTCTTTATACTCTTCCCCTAGAATTCGCACATCCAATGAGTACATGGATAATATGTCTTCTAGGTCTTTTTCACTACTATACGGAATTATTTCATCCACATAGCGAATAGCCTTCAATTGAGTATACCTCTCCACTATGGATTGGATTGGGCTATTCTTCTCTGGTCTGTCGTAGGTAGGATTTACCTGTAATCCACAGATCAGAAAATCACATTGTTCCTTTGCATCTCGTAACATTTGTACGTGTCCTGCATGAAGCAGGTCAAACGCCGAGCAAGTAAAGCCAACTTTCATATTCATAATCCTTATTATATATGGTTTAAAATCAAATGTCAAGTATTATTTTTGCAAAATGTCGGTGCTGTGAAGGACCATAGTGTAAACCATCTCTTGCTTTTTCGTGTGGTATAGGACCTCTATCAAAGAAATTTTCAGAATCTAAACAAGTAAACTTACTACCATAAGTACTGCAAATTTGTCTCATTGCCAGTAAATTTTTAGTTCTGTTTATCTCATAATCATTGAGTAACAATATGTCCCATTTGCTAGATTTAGTTGGCAATACATTGATGCTATTTCCATTAGGATCAATGATCTCTCTTCTGTTATTTGGAATCTGTAAGAAAACGTGCTTAGACTTCATAACTGGCAGCCACTCATCTAATACTCTGAATGCAGAATCTAGACTACCTGCACCAACTGCTAAATTGTAGTATGGTAAACCCATCTCTTCTGCTACTAGATGACACCAAATATTATGTACTGGTAATCCTATTCCGAATGTATGGCTACACCCTAAAAATATTATAGAATTTCTGTCTTCACCATAAAACTCTTCTGATCTGAAACCCCATGAGTTTGTGGTATAGTTTATGGGGTCACCAGTCCAGTTACTATTAGAGGTGTCTGGTATATAAAAGGGTTGATTTAAATTACACAGGTGTTGTGTATTGGCACCGTAACAGTACTTATTGCTCATCTTTGCGATCAATTATCCATTCCATTTTCTTACGTAGTCCGCGATCAAGTCTTTTAAACTGTTCAACTTCATCTTCTGTAACGTTTGGTGAATCTTTGACTGGCTGTGGTTCTGGTGCTATACCAAAATCTACTTGTGGCTTCTCTAAGTCTTCCTCGCCTATAAACGTGATACTTTCGCCTCTACGTTCCATAAAGTTCATGTTGGCGGCTATGACCAGAAGTATAGCAAGAGGGTCAAATA